CATGGTTCTCGGACCGTGGTTCTCGGCCCCCTCGTTACCGGACCACAGGTTATCGGACCGGGGTTCTCGGCCGAAGGTTATCGGACCATGGTTCTCGGACCGGGGCTATCGGCCCCTCGTTACCGGACCATGGTTCTCGGACCGTGGTTCTCGGCCCCTCGTTACCGGACCATGGTTCTCGGACCGTGGTTCTCGGACCCTGATTATCGGTCGATGGTTATGGGGCCATGGTTATGGGACCATGGTTCTCGGGCCCTGATTATCGGGCCATGGTTATGGGGCCATGGTTCTCGGCCCCTCGTTACCGGACCATGGTTCTCGGACCGGGGCTATCGGACCATGCGGGGTGAGGTCCGATAAAAACGACCGACCGATAACAGTCCGCTTATCGGGCGTGAGGGGTTATCGGGTGTGAGATTCTGGTTCTCGGACCTTGACTGCGGGCCGAGTGTATGGTATCGCGCGCCCGTTCCGTCCCGGGCCCCCGGCGGGAGTTATCGGACGAGTGGGGGTTTGGGTAGAGTTTGCGGGTCGTGCGGGTTGTGGTTTATCGGACGGCAAATCGTTGGGCCCGGCGGTTTGCCTCCGCCCCGTGGTAGTGCATCTTTGGGGTGTCCGACGGACGGGGCATCGTGCCCCGCGGGCCCGGGTCCGGGCCGACGGTCACCCGCGGACGACATATCGGGATCGGACCTACCCTCGCCCACCGCTTGACCGCGGGGGGTCCGGGAAGGTACCGCGATCCCCGGGGCTGGAACCGGATTGTGTCGGGGCTACCGATAAGGTAGTGTCGCTCATGGTCCGCGGAAGGTTTCGGGTCGATCCCGAACGGTCTGTACCGACCACGCCCCGAGTGAAGGGACCCTGCAGGGTGATAACTGTAGGGAAGGTGCAGGCGGCCGCAGGAGCGGAGGATCCCGGGCCCACCGGGAGGGATGATAATAGTGGGCATGCTCTGTCCGGGCATCCGTTGCAACCGCATCGGCTCGAATCGGACCTTGCCGGTGTCCCTGCGGGGACTCCCCTGCCATGACCCCCTTATGGGGCGAGCGGGGGCGATGCGACCACCGGCGAGACTAGGCTCCGGCATGACCAATGCCGGTGCGGGCTACCGCTCGCATCGGTATTTCGTCGTGCCCATGGGGGGTGCGACAACCCTTGCATGCCGGAGAGTATCATGACCACTGCCAACGCTACCGTGACCGTGACCCGCGACGCGACCGCCGAGGATGCCGAGGTCCTCGGTGTCGTCTACCGTCGTCTCCTCGACCGCGAGAAGGGGATGAAGTCGGCCGCCCGCAAGGTGTCGGAGGGGTGGGTGAAGGGCGGCATCGCCGACCTTCGCTCGGCCCGTGACGAGGCCGTCGCCGCGTTCGATACCGCCCTCGACGAGGCGTGGGAGGTCCTGCGGGGCCTCCCGTCCGGGACCGTGGCCCCCGGTGGGGCGACCCCTCAGACGGTCGCCCTCCAGTTCTTCAACCGCAACCTCAACCGGAGCCTCAACGCCCGTCTGACGGCGACCGAGGCCCGGAACCTGAACCGGCGGTCCTTCGGCTGACGCCGACGCTCCGCTGACGCTGACGCTGCCGGGGCTGCCGCCTGCAAGGGCGGTGGCCCCCTTTTCGTGACCCCTATCGGAGTGATGACGATGATGAGCCGTGGGAAGATTCTGCGGATGTCGCCGCAGCGTGTCGAGTACGAGGCGTGGAAGCAGGAGCGACGCGAGGATGCCCGTGCCGCTCACGGGGATGCGTGGACCGGGATGAATGCCCGGATGCCCGATCCCGAGACGGTGAAGCGGCAGGTGAATGCCGAGATCGCCCGGTATCTGGCCGAGAAGGGAGCCAAGTGATGGACGATGCCCGAGACCGACATCGGTTCGGACTGGTAGAGGGTATCCGTGGACTCGCCGCCGAGATTCTGAACGATGTCGAGGCCGTGTCCAAGGGGCGTGATGTCTACGCCAAGCGGACCCGGACCGTGGCCCTCATCGATGAGGCGGAGGCCCTGCTGAGGCTGGCCCGGAAACTGGACCGGATCTACTACCGGAGCGTGGTCCGGGCTGAGATGCGGCGTGAGATCGACGAGGGCCGGTATGAGGATGAGCTGCATGGACTTTGACTACACCCTGCTGGTCCCCGGTGCTGCGGTGCTGGGGCTGATGGCCCTGCTGCTCCTGATCGGGGGCTGGGTGGCCTCCAAGATCGCGGAGTGATGGACATGGGACTAGTCCGAATGGCGGTGCTGGCCTTCCTGTGCCTGTGCTGACCCCTGACCCCGATGATGCGTGGAGACAACACGATGATGCGTGAAAGCAACAACCCCCACAATGCCCCTCATGGCCCCTCTGAGGGCCAGCACCCTCCGGGTACCCTCCGGGCCGGGGAGATGACTGGGGCCCGTCAGCGGGCCTCTGAGGCCCAGCAACGGGCCATCGCTGAGCTGCAGGACTCCATCGACTGCCTGAGGGTGGCCGTGAAGGCCATGGCCCATGACCTTGAGGCCACCCGGAGGGAGCGGGACTACCTTCGGCGGCTGCTGGCTGAGGGGGAGTGACAGAAAAGGTGAAGGGATAAGGGGGGAGGATGCCCCCTAGGGGGGTATAAGGGGCCATGAGGGGCCTATGGCCCCATGAGGGGCTATGGCCTACCCTATAACCTCCCCCTTATACACCCCTAATGCCCCCCTAGGGGCCTATGGCCCCATGAGGGGCTATGGCCTACCCTATAACCTCCCCCTTATACACCCCTAATGCACCCCTAGGGGGCGTGAGGAGTTACACCGTGTGCAATCAGGATCTTCCGAGCTACACCATCACCCTGCCCATGCCTAATGGGCAGAAGGACTTTGGCTGGGAGAAGAAGTACCAGTCTGGATGCCGTGCCTCATACCGCTGCTTTGGCCCCCATGGGGTCAAGTGGTGGGACCATGAGTGGGAGCGTGACAGGAACCTCGATCGGCAGGTGCTGGCTCATGAGGCAGGACTGGCCCCCGAGGTGCTGGGCTCAGCCACCGTGCTGCTGGTGACCCCTGATGGGGAGGTCAGTACCCGGTACGGGCTCGTGACCCAGCACACGCCGCCCCTTGTACTCATGGACAGCCTCCTTGAGGAGGATGCTGAGTGGTGCTGCAAGGAGGAGCAGGCCGCCATTGCAGCCCTGTACGAGGATCTCAAGCATGTCATGTGCGACCGTGTGGAGGAGTGCGGCCAGTGCAGCGGCACGGGCAAGAGGAACAACGTCTACAACCCTGAGACCGGGCTCTACGATGGGACCCGCTCGTGCTGGAACTGCGGGGGCGTGGGCACCCACCGTGTCATCCCGGGTGACCTGCACCGGGGCAACGTGGCCCTGCACGATGGACGCATGATCTGCATCGACCTTGGCTTTGAGTGAGGAGACCGACATGAACACCCCGCCCGTCAACTTCATCGGTGACCATGGGTACCGGATCCACAAGGAGGCGGATGGTCGCTACTCCGTGGAGCGCAGCCTGTGGCACGCCACCCGGGGCACCGAGTGGGACTGTGCCAAGCCGTGGCAGACCCTCGCCACCCGGTTCGACCACCCCGACGAGGCCCACCAGTACGCCCAGTCGCTGCTCAACTGGGCCACGCAGCGCTTCGACGACCTCATCAAGGAGCAGGGAAGTGCCTGACCTGACCAACCGTGTGACCCACTGGATCTACCGCCTCACCCGCCTGACGGTCTTCACCCCCGCCCAGTGGGAGCGGGAGCTGGACACGCACAAGGGTGACAAGGAGCGCCTGCGGGCCATCATCTTGGAGCAGCAGGACGAGCTGGAGATGTCCCGCACTCGCCTGATCGCTTATGCCAAGACCCTCAAGGAGCGGCAAGCTGCACACGACCGGCTGTACGACCGCATTGTGAGGGCCCGCTTGACGCTTGAGGGTGAGGAGTGAAGTCGTGGGACTTCCCCGTCATGCTGCTCATGTACCTTGGCTTCATGGCCGTCTTGTTTCGGTGGAGCCACAAGCTTGGAGAGACCCCCATGAACGTCAACCGCGCCGCCATCGTGAACGTGCTGTGGCCCGACCACTCGTGGGAGTGGCGGCTGGTCGGCATGCCCGTCGAGGTGGAGGGCATGAAGCTCAACGAGGTGAACGAGTGGATCAGAGACAACCTGATGGACCGTGAGCCCCGTGCCCACAAGATCACGTTCGCCTACTGGCTGGACGAGGAGGGGGCGGAGGACAGCGAGGACGACTACCTGTGGCTGGGAGAGCAACCATGAAGGCCGACATGAACGAGTTGGCCCGACTGCTGGGCCGAGAGACGGACTACGGTTCGTTCCGTGCCCCCTCGTACCGAGAGGTGTACAACACCACCTACGAGGTCCTGTGGGAGGGGCGGTACGGCGACTATCAGGGAGTCGAAGTGTTCCTGCTGTGGGACGGCCGCCACTTCGGCCTGACCTCCGACAGCTACGGATCGTGCGAAGTGTGCGACCCGATGGAAGCGTGCCGAGACTACGACGATCTCGCCGCCCTGATCCGCACCATGCTGGACCGCATCAGGTGGTACGACGACACCGACGACCTGTACTCGGCGTTGTTCCCGTTCCTGACTGAGGAGATCGACCATTGGATTGGCGATGACGACGCCCGGGCCAGCGCCCACGAGGGGATCGTTGCCGCCGTGAAGGAGAAGCGAAATGCCTGACTACCGTGTTGACGTGTTCGTGGGGGAGCAGGCCGCCACGGACTTCCATGCCCGCAACGCCGCCCTTGCCCAGCTCAGCAACCTGTACGGCGGCGTGACCATCACCAAGACCATGGGCGGGTGGCTCGACCACACCAACTACCCGGTCCGTGAGTACGGCCGGTGCTTCACCGTGATCCTGACCGAGGACGAGTCCGCCATTCAGGCCGAGGCCCGGGATATCGTCGATATGCTGGGCGCGCACTTCCCCAAGGAGCGGGAGCTGATGCTGACCGTGACCCGTCTGGACTACGGCAAGTCGGTGCCGAACGAGAGCTACGAGGGCCCTGACGAATGACCATGCAGGAGCGTGAGAAGGACATGCTCTCCCGCCGCCGCTCCCGTCTGATCGACAAGGAGCAGCGCAAGGAGTTCGACACCTACTACGGAAAGCCCACGGCCGACCGTGGCAAGAGCCAAGCCGGGAAGGGCGACGCCCGCCGTCCTGCGGACATGGACCTGTACGATGCGGGTTACCTCATGACCTACGGTGAGACCAAGGAGATCCGAGATGCGGCGAAGCGACGATGGTACGCCCTGCGAGGGCTGCCCGAACCCGAGCAAGATTGAACCGGCCGCACCGGATGAATGGTACGACGCATGGGAGGAGTACTTCAATGAGCATCAGGACGCACGAGTTTGAGTTCCAGTTCGACTCCGATGGTCCGGCCAAGGGGCCGTGGATCTACGGGGAGCTGCGTGGCCTAGCCACCATCGAGGTTGACTACGAGGTCAACTACTGTGGTATCGAGCAGGTTGACGACCTGTACTTCAGCGGCGAGCTGGTGTGGGTCGATGACCTCGACAACGAACACGTTGTCCCCATCGACACCGACGACGACAAGACCATCGACTGGCTGGTGGAGACCTTCTCCAGCTACGACAGGATCAGTGACCACATTCTGGAGGACCACTTCCGATGAACGAGTATGAGGACGGCTGGCTGGAGGCTGCGTACGAAGCCTACTACGAGTACGACGCCGGGTACGAGGACGACCGGGAGCTGTACGAGCAGCGCTGCCTCGCCGAGGATCTGGAGGCGGACGTGGACCCCGGGCACTACGACGACCCGCCCGAGGAGGGTGACGAGGACTACAACCACCCGGACGGAGACTTCTGATGGACGAGCAGAGCAACGAGGTGGTCATCGAGCAGCGCGATGACGTTTTCGTCGTCGTTGACAACGGCATGGACCACAAGACCTACGCCGACTACTACGACGCTGAATGCGAGGCGTGGCTGGTCGCCTACGGTGACGCCGTGCCCCAGTTCATGAACCGCCGAGGAGACATCTGGTCGCTGAATGATCCCGGCTTTCACCCGCAGGAGTGGGTGTGATGGAGCGGTGGGCTCACGAGATGACGTACGAGGGAGGCGAGATGGTCCCCGACCCCGACGGCGAGTGGGTCTTGTACGAGGAAGCCGCCGCCCAGATCGCCAGTTTGCGGCGCATGGTCTCGCTTACGGGTCGGTGGAAGCCCGCCCGCAAATGCGCCGACCAGCCCGAGACCGACAAGGAGGAGCAGCCATGAGCGCCCTTGGATTCAACGGAACACTGGTTTGGGACAACGGCGACCTCCGGGTAGAAGTCCGAGATGGGCAGGTTGTCTTGAGCATCAAGGTCCCCGGGAGAAAGCCCTGCGAAGCGGTGCTGGATCCCGGAGACACCGACCGAGTCCGGCACCTTCTGCGTGTTGCAGCGGATGTCGCCGAAAACGAACGCAGTGAGTGGACTTGAATAATGGCACGCACCCCCAAGCAGCTCGCACTGGCCGACGGAACGATCAAGCGCATCCACGTCAACCAGCACATCCTCCGGGCCAACCGGACGCAGGGCAAGGACGACCCGCCGCTCACGGTGCAGACCAGCGCCGGGTCCTTTACCGCCCGCACCGTCCACTTCGCCCGGGGCAAGACCGTGTACCGGCCCGAGCAGCCGCTTGGGTGCGGTGCCGTCATCTGGATCGAGACCACTGACCCCATTGCATGGGAGGAGACCAAGCATGAACCCCCCGACCACCCTGCTACGACTTGCCCGTGAGGGCTGGGACTACCGCCACTGGTACGAGCATGCCAAGGGCGAGATCGGCCATTGCTGCATGCTGCAGCGGTGGGACCCCAATCGCTTCACCGACATCCTCGCCGTCACCTCCCCTCGTGTGGCCGTGCGCCGCAACGTCCGCCTCACCATCGGCTACATGATGACGGGGCGGCTGCCCGAGGACGTGATCCGCAGCACCCATGCCGCCCTCGCCCACTACGAGGAGACCGGGGAGATCCGGGGGCCCAAGACCTCGGCCTTCGCCGCCGCTCTCAAGGGCGACCTCAACGCCGTGGTGCTGGACACTTGGATGGCGACGGCCCTCGGCGTGCCGCACAAGGACTTCGGCAAGCGCCGGGTCCGGGAGTCGGCCGCCCGCCGCATCCGCTTCGCCGCCGTCCTTGCCGGTCTGTACCCCGCCCAGATGCAGGCGGCGGTGTGGGCTGGCGCTGTTATGCGAGCCGGGCGCAACGTCCCCGGCATTCACGTTTCCGAGGAGCTGTACTCGCCCCTCATCCCTGTGACGAAGGAGATTGTCTGATGGGTACCACTGCTACGACCGACGCTGGCACTCGCATCGACGAGGTCATCACCCCCATGACCATCACCGGCGGCAGCTTCCCCCTGCGTGCCGCCGCCCCGCCCGACACCGCCGTCGAGATCGGGCTGATCCGCCACGGTAGCAACACGATCGACCGCCTGATCGTGCGAGTGCCGACGCAGAAGCTGCTCAACGGGCGGCACATGGCTAACGTCCGCACCACCCGCCTCAACCGCTTCATGAACCTGCTGCACGCCTACGCCAAGGAGCAGCACGGGTACGACCCCAACGTCGAGACCCTCGCCTTCCTCCGCATCATCCCCAACTGACCCTTGCCTCTCCCATGCGGGGTGGCCCGGCTCCGGCCGGGTCGCCCTTTTACGATTGGAGGTGACCGCTGCGACACTGGAACAGCCTCACGGAGGACCAACGCACCGCCCTGTGCGCCGAGCAGGACGAGCGTGAGATCCGGTCCATCGACCTCGGCATCACCCGCTTCAAGGAGGAGTGCGCCCGACAACCCGCCAGCCAGTGGCCCATGGCCCGCCGCCTGTTCGCCGACGCCCTCGACGACATGGTGGACGGCATCGAGGACGCCCGCATCCAGATCCAGCAGGGCGAATCCCTCAAGGGGGCGACGGGGTGGGGCATCCCCTTCCTCGTCATGGACCCCGGCGTGCTGGCCCTCTCCGCACTGAGCAGCCTGCTTGACTGCACGGCCCGCGTCCGGAGCGACAGGACCTTCAAGGCCGTCGAGGCCGTCATCAGCCTCGGCGACCGGGCGGAGCAGGAGTGGCACTTCAGCCTGCTTCGTGACGAGGCCCCCAAGCTCAAGGCCGTGCTGGACCGGCGCACCAAGCACTGGAACCGGCGCACGATGTACCGGGCCCGCAAGGCCATGGGCGACCTTGGCAAGCCGTGGCCCGCCAAAGCCAAGCGCCTCACCGGGGCCAAGCTGCTGGAGATCGCCGTCGAGCGCAGCGGCATGTTCACCATCCACGAGTGGCGGGAGGGCCACAAGCAGCGCCGCTCTGTGCGGCTGACCGATGAAGCGGCGCAGGCCCTGCACGAGCTGACGGAGGAGACCGCAATCCTTCGACCTGTGTGCCAGTCCATGCTCACCCCGCCCGACCCTTGGGGCCCCGGCGAGCGGGGCGGGTACCGCCTGCTCAAGCCCTACTACCCCATGGTCATCCCCCGGGGTGACCAGCACGTTGCTGACGACCACGGCCCCGACGTGTACGAGGCCCTGAACGCGGTGCAGCGCACCGAGTGGCGGATCAACGCCCCGGTGCTGGACACCGTGCGCCGTGTGTGGGAAGCGGGCGGCGGCTGGGCCGGGCTGCCGCATGCCGTGAACGAGGAGATGACCGACCCATTCCCGGTGAACGGCACCGAGGCCGAGAAGACGGCGTGGAAGTTCCGGGCCAGCCACGTCCACCGCCGCAACGCCCGTGCCCTGCAGAAGCGCCTCGTGCTGCTGTACACCCTCATGCAGGCGGGCGAGCTGCGCGGCCGGGTGTTCTACTTCCCGCACCGCTTCGACTTCCGGGGCCGCCTGTACCCCATGTCGGGACACCTGCACCCCCAGTCCAACGACCTTGCCCGTGGCCTGCTCCGCTTCCACGAGGCCAAGCCCCTCGGCGAGCGGGGCTGGCGGTGGCTGCGGGTCCAGTTCGCCAACTGCTGGGGCGTGGACAAGGTGTCCTTCGCCGAGCGGGTGGCGTGGACCGACCGCAAGCTGGTGGAGATGGCGGCCCGCCAGCCCCCGGGCATCGACCCCTTTGAGGTCAAGGACCTGTGGGCCGGGGCCGACGACCCGTGGCAGGCGCTGGCCTGCCTGCTGGAGATGGACGCCGCCACCCGCTGCCCCGGCGGGGCCCACGCCTACCCCTCGACCCTGCCCGTCTCCATCGACGGCAGCAACTCCGGGCTCCAGCACTTCTCGGCCATGCTCCGGGACCCCCACGGTGCCCAGCTTGTCAATCTTGCCCCGTCTGCCCAGCCCTCAGACGTGTACCGGGTGGTGGCGGACGACGTGAGGCGGGCCGTGGAGGATGACGCAAAAGGTGAAGTGATCCCGGAAACTACCATCGACGACCTGCCTCGCCAGTGGCTGGAGCAGGGCATCGACCGCAAGCTGTGCAAGCGCCCCACCATGACCTACTGCTACGGCGTGACTCAGAGAGGTCTGATGGACGCCCTCGTGGCCGATGGCTTCGTGGACTGGGCCGAGAACCAGCACGCCGCCGTGACCTACATCGGCCGCAAGGTCTGGGCCGCCATCCGGGAGAACGTGCGGGCCGCCGCCGACGCCATGGACTGGCTGCGGAGCGTGGCCTCCGTCGCCAACCAGCACGGCCTGCTGCTGGAGTGGACCACCCCGGACGGGTTCAAGGTCCGCCACCCCTACCTCGTCCCCTCCGTGACCACCGTGAAGTGCATGAACATGACGCTCCGAACGGCCGTCCACGGCGACGAAGACCCCAGCGTGCGGACCCACGTCCAGCGCAACGCCTTGCCACCCAACTTCGTCCACTCGCTGGACGCCACCCACCTCCGCATGACGGCGGTGGCAGGTACCGTCCACGGCATCACCTCGTGGATGATGATCCACGACTCGTTCGGCACGCACGCCGCCGACGTGGACGAGCTGGCAGTAACTCTCAGGGAGCAGTTTATCCGCCTCTACACCATTGACGTACTGTCCCGCCTGCGAGAGCAGGTGACCGAGCTGACCGGGGAGGACCCCGGGCCCCCGCCCGAGCAGGGCGACTTTGATCTGGAGCTGGTTCGGGATGCCGACTACATCTTCTCATGACTTCGACATCGTGCTGATTCGCTGGGTGGACTCCTCCTCCGAAGTGGGGACCGCATGGAACGACCTCAAGCCCACCCTCAAGGCCCTCAACAAGGGCGAGTACCCCCACGACATGGAGTGTCAGACCGCTGGGTTCGTCATGTGGGAGAACGACCAAGCCGTTGCTGTTGCCCTGTCCATGGCCGCCACTGAGTGCGGCCCGTACATTCTGATCCCCAAGGTCGCCGTGCTTGAAGCGCAGGTGCTGCGTAACGGTAACCGCACTTACGAGGAGATCCATGTCTGATCGACCGATCCGCATCTACATCGCCGGGCCAATGACCGGGCTGCCCGACTTCAACCGGGCCGCCTTCACCTACGCTTGGAACCGGCTGACCCGCCTCGGCTACGAGGTCGTGTCGCCGCACTTCCTTGAGTCGGTGATCGAGATCGAGTCCCGCACCCAAATGGGGCCGGGCGCGGTCTACCGCTACGCCCTCCCCATGGACCTGTTCGCCCTCTCGTCCTGTCGGTTCGTCGTCGCCCTCCCCGGCTGGGAGCAGAGCAACGGGGCCAACTTTGAGAAGCACGGGGCCGACCTCATGAACATCCCGTGGGTCGCCCCGGACTACACGTCCGACGAGTTCCCCGGCGGCCTCGACGAGTACATGGACGCCGTCGTGGACCTCCTGCTGGAGGAGCAGATGGAGGCCGCCAAGTGAGCCGAGTGCTAGTCGTCGGTGACGTGCATGAGCCCTGCGCTCATCCCGGTTACCTCAGATTCTGTCAGGACACCGCCGCAAAGTACGACTGCAACGAGGTCGTGCTGATCGGGGACGTGGTGGACTGGCACGGCGTGTCGTTCCACGCCAAGCACCCGGCCGCCCCGGGCCCCAAGGACGAGTACGAGCTGGCGCTGGAGGGCGTGGCCCGCTGGCAGGCGGCGTTCCCCAAGGCCACCGTGACCATCGGCAACCACGACGAGCGCCTCGTGCGCCTTGCCGAGTCCGTCGGCGTCCCCGGCGGCATGCTGCGGGAGTACGAGGACATCTGGAAGACGCCCGGCTGGACGTGGTCCTTTGACTACATGCAGGACGGCGTCTACTACTTCCACGGCACGGGGCGGTCGGGCCAGAACCCGGCCTTCAACGTCGCCAAGGACATGGGCCAGTCCGTGGTCATGGGCCACGTCCACTCCGTGGGCGGCATCAAGTGGATGTGCAGCCCCGTAGACCGGCGCTTCGGCCTCGACACCGGCTGCGGCGTTGACGACCGCCTGTTCGCCTTTGCCTACGGCAAGCATATCAAGAAGAAGTCCGTGCTGTCCTGTGGCGTCGTCCTCGACGGCGTCGGCCAGCACGTCATCATGCCCGCCGGGCGTGGTGAGACCTACGACCGTCATCGGTTCCCCGAGAACCCGCTCATCAAGTACAGCCGATAAGGAGAGTACTCATGGCTAACCAGTCTGGTGCCACCGTTGACCGCCTCGCCCGCATCCGCAGCCCCAAGGGCACGGCGGCGTTCGCCTACCTCAAGAAGCCCGACACCTCGTTCAACAAGCGCCGCCACCGCATCACGGTGGTGTTCGACAAGAACGACCCGGAGTACACCGAGTTCGCCAACCAGCTCGTGCAGCTGGCGACGGACGCCAAGCTCCCCAAGAAGGCCGTGCCGATCAAGGTCGCCAACGAGCGGCTGGCCGAGACCCTCGACATCGAGGTCGGCACGCCCTACATCGAGGCCGAGTCCAAGATCAAGGAGGGACAGCCCGACGGCGAGATCCCCGTGTTCAACGCCAAGGGCCAGCAGGACCCCTCGCTTGACGTGTGGGGTGGCGACCTCGTTCGCGTCGAGGTCAGCGCCGCCAAGTGGGAGATGTCCACCGGCAAGGGCATGAAGCTCTACCTCAACGCCGTGCAGCTGCTCAAGTCCAGCGGCGGCGGCCAGAAGGGCTCCACCTTCGGCGTCGAGGACGACTTCGTGGACAACGACTCGGCGGATGCCGACGACACCGTGGGCGCTTCGCTTGCTGATGAGGGGTCCGACATCAGCGAAGACAACCTTCCCTTCTGATGCACGTCACCGAGTACCCCGACGGGTCGCTCGCCTTCCGCATTGACGTTCCCCCCGTCCCGGCATCCAGACCCCGGGTGACCAAGGCGGGCTGGACGTACTACGGCAAGCGCTACAAAGCGTTCCGCGCCGCCGTCTCCGAGTGGGCCAAGGAGTGGGACTTTCCTCCCCTCCAAGGCCCGCTGGAGGTGGAGACGTGGGTGTACGTCCAGCGCCCCAAGACCACTGACCGCAAGTGGCCGAGGGGTGACAACGACAACTACGAGAAGGCCGTGTGGGACTGCCTTACCGGCGTGGTGTGGGGCGACGATGACCAGATCGTGGACAACCGCACCCGCAAGAGGTTCACCGACACCGACCCGTGCATCATCATGATCGTCAGTCCAGTGGAGACGTTCGATGGATGACGACGAGAACATCGACCTGATGCGCGCCCTCCTCAAGCAGTACAGCATGGACTGCCTCAAGAAGCGGGAGGCGCTGCTCAGCGACATCGTCGCCGGGTTCATGGCGCGCTACCGGCTTGACCCCGCCGAGTGTGTGCTGGTCGAGTCCAATGACGCCGACGGCACCCGCTGGTGGCTAGAAAGGAAGGGACCCAATGACCGTTACGAAGGAACCGTGTCCCCAGTGCAGGGAGAATGGTAACGACCGCAGCGGCGACAACCTCGTGGTCTATCCCGAGGGCCGGGGCGCGCATTGCTTCGCCTGTGGCTACCACGTCCACGGGGACGGCACGGCCATCGACCGGGCCCCCGCCGCTGAGAGCCTCGACCGCCCCATCAAGGGGCAGGTGATGCCGCTGGCCCACCGCAAGATCGGCGAGGCCACCACCCGGATGTACGACTACCGGATGGCCAAGGTCAACGGCGAGATCATCGAGGTCGCCAACTACTTCAAGGACGGCACGCTCGTCGCCCAGCACACGAGGGGCAAGGGCAAGCAGTTCCGGTGGAAGGGCGACACCGACAGCCTACCCCTGTTCGGCCAGCACCTGTGGTCGGGCAAGGGCAAGCGCATCGTGGTGACGGAGGGCGAGATCGACTGCATGTCGATTGCGGCCATGTGGCAGAACCGCTGGCCGGTCGTGTCGCTGCCCAACGGAGCCTCGCACGCCGAGAAGGCGATCCGCGCCAACCTCGACTTCCTGTCGGGGTACGACGAGATCGTGCTGGCGTTCGACAACGATGAGCCGGGCCGCGCCGCTGCCGTCAAGTGTGCGGACCTGCTGCCTCCCGGCAGGGCCCGCATCGCAAACCTCCCCTTCAAGGACGCGAACAAGTGCCTGATCGAGGGGCAGACCAAGGAGTGCCTGCAGGCCATCTACGAGGCCCGCTCGTACCAGCCCGACGGCATCCTGCACGCCAGCGACATCACGGAGAACGACCGCCCCAAGCAACAGGCGTGGTCCTTCCCGTGGGCGTGTCTCACCAAGTCCTTCATGGGTCAGCGCTCCGGCGAGATGACCCTGTGGGCGTCGGGTACCGGCTCCGGCAAGTCCACGATCATCCGTGAGCTGGCCTACCACCACCTCCTGCGGGGCCGCCGTGTCGGCATGCTCATGCTGGAGGAGTCCCCTGCCGAGACCATGGACGACATGATCGCCCTGCGTCTCAACAAGCCCGTGCGGCAGATCGTGGCCGCCCGGGAGCTGAACGCGCTGCTCCAGTCCGAGGGCTCCGACACCATCGACTTCGGTGTGCCCGACGACCTGACCGACGAGCAGTACACCGAGGCCCGGGGGTTCTTCGCCGACCTGCCGCTGTACATCTACGACCACCACGGGACCAACGAGTTCGGCAACGTCCTCGCCCGGGTCGAGTACATGGCGCAGGCGCTGGCCTGCGACGTGGTGTTCATCGACCACGTCACCGCCATGGTGGCGGGCATGGAGCGCGGCGGCAGCGAGCGTGAGGCGATCGACGACCTCATGAAGAAGCTGCGGTCCATCGTGGAACGCACCGGCGTCCACATCGACATCGTGTCGCAGCTCAACCGGCTTGACGGCAAGGCCGCCGAGGAGGGCGGACAGATCGCCGTCAAGAACCTGCGCGGCTCCGGGTCCCTCGGCTCGGTGCCCAACTCGGTCATCGCCATCGAGCGAGACCAGCAGGCCGAGGAACCCGAAGACCGGCGCATCATCAAGGTGCGCAGCCTCAAGGGCCGCTTCACCGGCAACACCGGCGTGGCGGGCCACCTCAAGTTCAACCCCTACACTCGCCGCCTTGAGGAGGCTGAGTGGACCGAACCCACTGGAGACAAGCATGACCCCGGACAGTCCTTCCGACCAGAGCCCGAAGACCTCGACGGATTCCTCCCGGAAGAAGGAGGCGGCGCTTCCCCCGCTGCGCATCCTGTGCGATCCGATGCCTGACGGCTTCACGGCCAGCCAGTTCAACGAGAAGGAGATCAACCTTCGCGTGGCCCACCTGACCAACGCCGTCTCGGAGCTGTCGCACCGGGTGGCGCTGCTGATCGAGCGCTACAACCGGGAGCGGTAATGGAAACCCTGATCTTCGACATCGAGGCGGACGGCCTGAGCGAGCTGACCCTTGACCGCAAGGGTCGGCCGCTCCCGCCCTGTAGCCGGGTACATCTGCTCGTGATCCGGTCTTACCCCGATGGCGAGACTACGGTGTACCGCAACAACGACGAGGAGGACACCATCGCCGACGGGTGGGAGCGCCTCCAAAGTGCCGATCTCGTGATCGGGCACAACATCATCCAGTACGACCTCACGGTCCTCAAGCGCCTGTACGGCGGCGAGGTGACCGGCACGGTGTACGACACGCTCGTGGCGGCCCGGCTGCTGTGGCCCGACCGCAAGAACCACCCGCACGGCGGCAACTCTCTCGACGCGCTGTCCAAGGCGGCGGGCCGTGTCGCCAAGGGCGAGTACACCGGGACGTGGGACGAGTGGACGCAGGAGATGGAGGACTACTGCGTCCGTGACGTGGCGGCTTCCGAGGCCGTCTACGAGTTCATCCAGCCCAAGGCGGCGCAGTTCCTGCCCGCCCTCAAGCTGGAACACCGGGTGGCCCGCATAATCGCCCAGCAGCAGGACAACGGCGTTGACATCGACGTTGAAGCCTGTGGCCGCCTCATCGAGGAGCTGACACTGGAGCAGGCCGACTGCTACGACAAGCTCCAAGCGGCCTTCCCGCCCCGAGTGGAGACGATGCGCTCCCGCTGGTGGCAGGGCCCCGACGGTGAGCTGTACGAAACCAAGAAGGAGGTAGGCAAGGGCCTAGCCCCCTTCCTCGTGAAGGGGCCGCACCGCACCAAGGAGCATCCGTTCAACCCGGGCTCCTCCAACCAGATCGCGGACCGGCTCTACCAGAAGTACGGGTGGGTCGCGCCCCGCACCGACGCGGGCAACGCCTCCGTCACGGAGGACGTGCTGATGGGCCTCGACTTCCCCGAGGCTGCCCTGCTCCTGCGCTACCAGCTGGCGGGCAAGCGCCTCCAGCACCTGCAGGACTGGTACACCCGGGCCACGCACGGCCGCATCCCGGGCCGCATCCACCCGTACATCAACACCAACGGGGCGGCAACGGGCCGCATGACCCACTCCCAGCCCAACCAAACCGCCTGCCCCAAGGTCCATCGAGACAAGGCCACGGGGCAGCCCAAGCTTGGCTACGCCGGGCGGTACGGCTGGGAGTGCCGCTCCCTGTGGCGGCCCCGGACCGGCTGGGCCCACGTTGGCGGCGACGCCAGCGGGCTGGAGCTGCGCATGCTGGGCCACGCCGTTGCCCCGTGGGACGACGGCGAGTACGCCTTGCAGGTCGTGGACGGCGATGTCCACACCGTGAACATGGAGGCCGGTGGGCTGGTCACGCGAGAGCAATCCAAGGAGACGTTCTACGCTTGGATCTACGGCGCTGGCGACGATAAGCTGGGCGAGACCATCGCCGACCACCAGTCGCTGACAAAGGAGCAGCGGGCCAAGTACGGCTCTCGCCGCCGAGCCAACATCGGCGCGTCCTTCAAGAAGCGGGTCAAGCGCAACATCCCGGCGCTGGGCAAGCTTATCGAGTGGTGTCAAGAGCAGGCCAGCGAGGCGGGCTACATCCCCCTGCCCGACGGCAGGCACGCCCCAGTGCGCTCCCAGCACGCCGCCCTCAACGTCCTCTTGCAGGGCTCCGGGGCTGTCGTCATGAAGCTGGCGCTGGTCCTGCACGAGCATGCGCTGTGCGAGCGGGGCTGGCGTTGGGGCCACGACTTCGGCTACATGCTGAACGCCCACGACGAGTTCCAGCTTGAGACCCGCCCTGAGATTGCCGAGGAAGCGGGAAAACTGATCCCGTGGGCAATCAAGGAGGCGGGCAAGCGCCTCAACATCCGGTGCCCCCTTGACGGCGACTACGCCGTGGGGGAACACTGGGGTCACACTCACTAACACCAGAGTTCAGGACCTACCACAGTCGGTCGTTGACCCGCTGTTCGGAGGAGTATAAGAACATGCGCATCATCGCTTTCGGAGGGCTCGCGCAGGCGGGCAAGACCACCGCTGCCGAGCTGCTCGCTCGGGCCGCGTTCGACGCGGGCTACTCGCCCGTCTTTGAGCGCTTCGCCGGGCCCCTCAAGGACGCCAGCAACATGCTCGGCGCGGACAAGGAATCCCGCCCAGACCTGTACCGCAAGTTCTGCCAGTACGTCGGCGGCAACTTCCGGGACCCCGAGTTCTCCCCGCCCCACACCGGCCCCGACTACTGGGTCGAGCTGGCCGGGCGGCGCTTCCGGGAGCTGGAGAAGGGCGAGCTGGCCGACCGCGACCACGACCACTGGCACGAGACGCTCGTGATCGTGGACGACGTGCGCTACCAGAACGAGATCGACCTGATCCGCAAGTGGGGCGGCACGCTCGTGTTCATCGACGGCTGGCGTCGGCTCGGCCTGCCCGAGTCTGTCGCAACGTGGCCCGCGTGGCGGCTCGACCCGTCCGAGGATCTGGCGATCAGCTACTCGCTGCTCAAGTCGCCCGACCAGACGTTCGACTTCATCGTGACCAACAACGGGACGCAGGACGACCTTGGTACCGTGGTCCGTTCGATGCGTGCCCAGTGGTGCGGGGAGGTTGCCGCGGACCGTGCCCGTGAATGAGTACCACGTCACCCGAACGGCCCTCATCGACGCTGACTACCTCGCCCACGAGGCCGCCGCATGGGCCCACGCCACGCAGGCCGACGCCTTCGACCTGATGGAGCGGGTGCAGGCTACGGTCCGGGGCTGGGCAGCGCAGGCGTGCTGCCAGTACTGGGTCGTCCTGTACTCCGACAGCCGAGAGAACAACTTCCGGCGGGACTACTACCCCTTGTACAAGGCGCACCGCACCGGCGACCCTCCGGCCATGCTGGAGATTGCCCGCCAGTGCATCCGTGACATGAGCGCCCGGACCTACACCTCACCCCGGCTGGAGGCTGACGACCTCATGGGCATCATGGGCACCAACGGCCGCATCGAGAACCCGGTGCTGGTGACCCGTGACAAGGACCTCCGGCAGATCCCGGGCTGGCACCTCAACCCGTACGCCGAGGACTTCCCGGTCTACGTCTCCCGCCGGGAGGCCGACCTCAACTTCTGCGCCCAGTGGCTGCAGGGCGACGCCGTGGACGGGTTCCCGGGCATCAAGGGCGTGGGCCCCAAGCGCGCCCGTAAGATCCTCGGGGACCCCGACTCCCTGCGGGTCGCCTACCAGCGCTGCACCGAAGCGTACGAGGATGCGGGCAAGGACCCGGAGCAGTATCTGGCGCAGGCCCGCTGTGCCCGCATCCTCCGGGCGTGTGACTGGGACTCGGACGCCCGCAAGCCCATCCCATGGACCCCCGAGCGTTCGCTCTCCGAGGAGGGAGACTGGAATGAGTGACACAAAAAGCGTGTCTAGTCCAGAAGTTACCATTTGCGTCTACGCCCTCACCCCCGCCCCCGGGCGGACACCGTGGTGGGCCAAGAGGACCCAGCTTACCTATTCCCACATCTGCCTGTCCGTTGACATGGTGGTGTGGGAGCAGCCCATGGGGCAGCTCAGAGGGGTCCGAGGCCGTGCCCACGACGCCGAGGTGTGGGCCAAGAGCGCCTTCGCCGTCCGTCGGGCCTTCAAGGCCGTTGCCGTGACCCTCCCTGTAACCCCCGAGCAGCTTCAAGCGATGTCGGACACGGCCGAGGGGCTCAAGCGCCGCCGCAGTCAGCCCCTCAGGACCGCCCTGCGGTACCTTGGGCTCTGGCCCCGCCCCGCGTGGAACTGCACTTCCCCCGTAAGGGCGGTGTTCGGCGCCCTTGGCGTCACCCTCCGAGGAGAGACCCCCGATGACCTCATCCGAGAAGTCGAAGCCTTGTCCGATGATTCCGCCGTCTTTGCTGGAGTGGCTGGAGAGCTGGGCTGACCGGCAGGCCGTCTTGGCCGCCCGTGCCCACCCCTCC